GCTACGAATATTGGTGCCTTGATTCTGAACTGAGCCTGTATGTGTCCAAAGGGTGACCAATGACCATGCTTGGCTAAGTATCTTATTAGTCGATTGTTCTGGTCTAACGAATAGTTATTTGCGGTTTCAGAGTAGCTGACTCTAGCTGCATTAGCTACGGTGTCATCTGTTCCCATCGTATTCAATAGTTCTACTTTCATCATCATAGGTGTAGTTATCCTTATCTGTGTGTCTTACTTAAGTGTAAGTCTTCTGATTTTAAAAAAGGGTTGTAGCGTGTTTCAAATATGTATTTAATCAACTTGAATGCTTTGTCTGGGCAGTCCTCTAAAAAGCCTGCTGACTTATTACAGCCCCCACATATCAACCCCCTAACATCTTTGGTGGTATGACAATGGTCTATGTTAATGTCGCTTCTTTCCCTTGTGAACGGCTCCCCACATGATTCGCAATGTCCTTTTGCTCGTAGGACTAACGCTGTGTGCGTATCCCATGTTAATCCATACTTTCTGAGAATCTTCTTTTCATACATTCTCGCCCTATATGTTACACTTTCTCTGTAATACTTATTTGTAATTGCTTTCGTACACTCCCTACATCTAGCTCTCAGGCCCCCACGACCTGTTGCGTCCTTATTATAAGAACTTAATGGTTTGGATTTATTACATAAGGTGCATGTCTTAATGGGTGTCTGCCCAGTTTCTACCGATGTTAAACTCCCCTGTAAGGGGTAGCTTGAAGTTGTAGTATTCTCCAGTAAGTCTAATAGCATCTATACAGACCTCCCCAACAACCCTCGCTTTATCTTCGCTACCATTAACCAGTAACTGTACTTCATCATGTACAAATGCAACTTGAGTGACTCCTTTGTCAATGTTCTTCTCCTGTAGTAGCGCATGGAATATAACCAACCATCGTTTACATATGATTGCCCCTGCGGATTGTAGTAGTGAATTAAGTGCTGCATGTTCTGAACGTATGGGTACCCTTCTCCCATCTAATCCTCGTAACCATCCTTTATCTTTCACTTGCTTTCTTACTGCATCTCTGAGTTCCTTTAGAGCAGGTGTCTTCTTAAGAAAGGAGTTCTTCAACTTTCTTCCTTGCCCTTTACCTCCACCTACGATCTCTCCTATACGTTCATCCCCTCCCCCATAAAGGAATGCATAAATGAATGTCTTGGCTTGTGACCTAGACTCTAATCCTGCTGCCAGTTGATTGACCGTATGTATATCGTCTTCCAAGAGTTGAGTAGCATACTTACCCTCATCAAAGGAATGCATATAGTGAGCCAAACACCGTAGCTCAAGGCCAGAAACATCGACCCCGACAAGAAGAGAGCCAAGGGGAGCATGAAATAAAGACCTACACTCTTTACCATAGGGTGCAGATACACTAGGTACTTGTGCCACATTAGGGTTAGAGTGTGTGCATCTGCTAGTAACGGCCCCCATGGTATTAACTCGTCCATGAATCTTTCCTTCCCTCTCTACCTTTAACCATGCTTGTTTACCTTCTGCTAGTTGGCCTATTCTCTTTTGGAGCATTAGGTACTCTGTTAATAGTTTAGCCGCAGGGTACTTAAGGTCTTTTAGTACGGCCTCGTCAACCTTGGGTAACCCATTGTTAGTAAAGATAGTGGGCTGCCACTTGTACAAATCTATTAGCCTCTTTCCTATTTGCTCCCGACTGTTAGGGTTGAAGTCTGTATGCAGTATCCTTGTATACTTACACCCCTCTATGACATCAGGACGTTCCCTGTCCTTGAAGTTCATAGTCCTCTTGGGTTCCACCAATCCTTTGTGTTCCCACCATGACCCAAACTCCTCCTTAAGTTCTACCTCTAGCTCCGCTCTCTTTCCTATGAGAGTTGAATAGAGCTTAGTGGCCTCCTTAACATCAAAGGGAAAACCATCGTCAGCCTGCCTGTTACATATGTCAGCTATGTCATGCTCTAGGTCTATGGCATCCTTTGAATACCGTACCCTGTTTAACATGTTAAATAGAGTTGCTGTAACCTTGACATCCTGAATGCAGTAGTCACTCATTTCCTGTGTCCACTCACCCCAATTGGTAGTCTCTGAGTAAGCCCCTTTGTGGCAGCCTAATCTGTACCCCCATGCCTTTAATGAATGAGAACCTATGAGAGATGCGTTAGCCTTAATCCATGGGATGTTCTTCTTATACCCATTGAAATCCTTTTCTTTAATATCAGGGTGCATTAACCTACTTAGAACTAAAGTGTCTATAGTCTTCTGAGTGGTCAATTCAAACTTAACGAATAACCCTGCGGCTACTTTTTGTAAGGCAGGAATATCAAACCCTAGGATGTTATGACCAATGAGTAAGTCTGCTCTATTCAGCATTCTTATTGCTGTGTCAATTAGATTAGTCTTATTGTCGTAGACCTTATACCATCCGTTGTCTAAGTCGTGTATTCCTATACAGTGAACCTTTAGGTCTTCCTTATCTAACAGACCGTTAGTTTCAATATCGAATACCAACCTCATCAGTATGCCTGTTCTATATCATCCGCTAAAATCCTAATCTCCTCTACGATGCCCCTTACTGCTGTGACATCCCTCATATTTTTAGAGTCGTAGGTTTCTATTACCTTTTTAGTAATGTCATCCCATGATATAAACTCACTTCCTGTCCAGATACCACCTTCGTTAATGTCTAGTTCCATGCTGTCTCTCCTTCTTTAGTTTCATTTAGTTCCAGATTTGAAAAGGGGTCTGTTTCCCCTATGGGTTCATTGTCTTCCTCGGACATGGCTACCTCTGCCATCCTTCCTGTTGTAGTATCGTAATTCAGGATAGAGCAGATGCCTGTTTGCCCTGTCCAACGGTTCTTAAGTATCCTTAAAAAGGTAGTGTTAGGATGCTCAACCGATTGCTGATCCCTCTCGCATCCTATGACCATATCGGATAGCTGCCCTATGGCCCCTGATCCTCGCAACTGAGCCAAGGATGTTTGGGCCCCATCCTCATGCCCTTTGTCTCCTGAAGGTCTTCTTAAGTGACTCACTAATATAAGACCTACATTAAGTTCCTCACATAAAGACCTTAGGTTAGTCATTAAGTTATCAATAATCCTGCGTTCATCTCCTCCCTCCATACCTGATACACAAATGGATATATGATCTAGTGCTATGTACCCACATGAGCCTGCTTTAACCAAGTATCTAATCTTGGATAGAAGGTTGTCTGTCTCTGTTGACCCCCAATGATCGTAGAGGTACACCCTTCCTGTACCTAAGGTGTTATCAAAGGCTAACTTCAATTCCTTATCGGTGACATGTTCTGTCCCTAGATGTAAGGGTCTGTTAATAGCCAGTGACATCAATCCTAATGCTGTCCTCTTAACATTCTCTTCTAAAGCTATATACCCTATAGACTCCCCTTGATTTAACAGGTGATGTGCTACCTCTCGTACAACCTGTGACTTACCTATACCTGACCCTGCGGTGATGGTGACAATCTCTCCCCTTCTGATCCCTTGGGTCATCTTATTAAGGCCTTCAAAGGGGTATGACTTACTCTCTGTCTTATCTTCCGTACTAACTAAATCCCAGAGGTCTTGTCCATTAATAATCCCATCGGGTTGGTAAGGTTTAGCATCCCATATGCAGTTAGATAGCTCTTTGTGCTTACCTGCCTTAAGCATCTCATTAGCATCTTTCAGGGGCAGATGAACAACTCTTGCTTTATTAGGTGGTAGCACTCCTGCACATTCTATGGCAGCCTTCTGACCTGCCTCATCCATATCCATGCAGAAGATTACATGCTCAAACTTACACAACCATTCCATGTTATTTATGATGGCCCTCTTGGCACCTTGGGCCCCTGTAGGTACACCAACCACAGGGTACTTATTACCAAAGACTTGGCTGACAGTTAGCGTGTCTACCTCGCCTTCGCAAACAATTACTTGCTTACCCCCATCTCTCCATAGCCACTGACCATACAACTCTATGTTCTTTGTATCCCCTATGAATAGGAAATCCTTATTGGCAAACCTTATCTTCTGGGCTACTGTCCTACCTTCCTTTATGTAGTTGGCTACTTGGCATCCCTTGCCTTTAAATCTTCCCTGCTGATACTTAAATTTCTTTACTGTGTCTGTTTGTATACCCCTCTTGGTAAGAGGTGTAGTAACCAGATCATCTGTTATTAAATCCATGTGGCTCCTTTGCTTGGGTTGTTCGTTAATTTCTGTCAACTTTGCGGAACGATAGCCGCAACTAAAACACCATCCATGTCCATCATCGTAGATACTGTATGCATCTGATGAAGGACAACTGGGACATTGTGTTTGCATTACTAAATTTGATTCAATGTATCCCACCATAACTCTGTATCAAACTCCTGTTCTTCTTGACTGTTGATTACTTCTATATCTTGGTACTGCAACTTGAGTATCATAATCAGGGATTGCAGGGCCCCCAACTGAATAGGGCTAGGAGGTGATCCACATACTCCTATTCCTATAGAGCAATCGTTAAACCCTCTTGTATGGGCCCCTGCCATCTCTAACTCCCTACCTTTTTGTACTACTCCTTCTTCGGTTATAACAAAATGGTAACCAATCTTTAGTAACCCTTTCTTACGGTGATGCTTATCTATACTCACCGAATCACAGGGGCATATATCCTTTACCTCCCTTACTAGAATGTAATCCTTAATCACTTCTCCCACTCCTTGGGTAAACGCATCCTTGCGTATTGAAATCCGTTCTTCTCACACCACTCAGCATTACTGACTTTACTTGCCTGTCCCTTAGAATCTGGGTTCATGAACACGAACCTAATATCTAAATCAGGATGCTGTTTCTTTATTAACTTATGCTTGGTACGGTCTGCTGAATAAAAGTATCCTTTAGTTTCTATAATGATTCCGTTATCAAGGATGAAGTCAGGCTTGTAGTATCGTTGTTGCTGATATGTGATCCTTGTATCTTCATACTCATATGGAATACCTCTATCTATTAAGTCCTCTGCAAACTCATACTCAAACCCTGATCTAAAAGTCTGATTCAGTCTGTTCGTTTTCACTTGGAATCTCGTAGAGACTCTCCGTGTCTTCCGTTGTAGCCTTTTGTTGTGTTTCTGTCGCTTCATAGCCCCCATCTACTGCCGTGAATGGATTACCTCCTTGTCCATTTGGTAATGATGTATCTAGGTTTACAATCTGGCACGATTGAGGTGACATCTTCACCCCTACTGTCCCTGTGCCTGATTGGAACCATGCTCTTGGTGTCCAACTAACTCTTAGAGTTGCCCCATTAGGGATTTCTTGGATGGAACCCTCCTTGTCTGTATCAATACGCTTGGCTTTTGAATCGTACATGACGATCTTTGGGTTCCATGTGCCCCCATCTCTTGTTGGTACCTCATACAACTGTTTGAATGACACAGCTATATAGCCTTCAAAGTCATCCAAGTACGAGTACATGGGATGGATGTTGATTGTCTTTCTCTTAGGGTTTTCTGCCAGTGCTTTCTCCTTCTCCTTCTCCACTAACCCATCAAGGTGTTCAATGAGACTTGCGGCCTCATCCTCCTTGATTAGCAAGCGGCCCTTGTAAGCCTCTGGCCCACCTTTGAATGAGTCTGGCTTAATGAAACTACACCAGTATGCTAGTCCAGTTAGTACGGTAAAATCTTCAGGTCTTGTAGTCATATGAGTTTTTCTCCTTTCTCTTCGTTATCTACGTTGGTTCTTCTTGGGTTTACTATTGCCTCTACATCAATTCCTAAGCTAACCAATTCAGCTTGGAAATCTATAGGGACAGCTATATCGTTATGTAATAAGTACATAAGGGTCTTAATTTTAGTTGCTACTTGGGTGTCCATTTATTGTATGTCCTACATTAGTGTATGTGTCTAAGCAAAAAAATACTTAGAGTTGATTACTTCCTTAATATCCAATGAGCCTTTAGGTGGCGGAGTGGGTAACTCAAACCCTAGCTCTTCAGCATGGGCTGCAAACTTAGCTAGTTGATCTACAGAATAAACCTCTACGAATGCCTCTCGTATTAACCTTGCCATGGTTGAGGTGTCAGAAGCATGAACCCCATAAGAGTCATGTATCATAGCGAAAGATTTAATCCCTACATCTACAGCCTTACAGATCGTTATGGTCATACAGGCTGCATCATTACCGTGGACAAAGTTAGGGGCGATGCCATTAACTGACCTAGCCCTATCTATCCCATCAATTGCCACTCTAATCTGAGGTTTAATTAAGGTGCCATCTATCTTAGTGGTTATCCTCATAGGTTTTGTGTTGGGATAAAGCTGATGTATCCATGCCCCTGTAGGTGTATCCCATACCACAGGTATATCCTCTTTGGATAATATCTTCCCAATGTCCTGTAGGTATTTCATTATTACCCTTGCGGCAGGTACAGCCTCGTTAGCAACCGTCCATAGCTTGGCTGCAAGGTATGTAACAGCCTCGTTAAAGTCATCCTTGAATACATCGGTAGACCCTTCACCCAACTGTTCCTCAACGTAGTCTGCTATGTAGTCTCGACAGGCAAACTTAGTACCACCGTAGGGGATCACCATGATAGGACGCTTGACGGTCTTCCTAGAGCCACCAAAGGCTAACCATAGTTGGGCCATAGGGTGCAGACTATCTTCCTGTAGTGTATCCCATAGAGAGATATAAACATTCTGATACATATCCTCTGGTACCTCTGAGGGTATAAGACATGTTGCCTTACCTCCAACCTCGTCCAACCCTAATGCAGACAGGTGTTGTAACCCATTGTTACGCCCATCAAGGGCAATAGGAAGATGACTAATGAAACCCCACCCTACCCTCTTGAACTGAGCATACTCCATGCAGAAAGATAAGAACTGGAAAGGGTCTGATGCAGAAGACCACCACTTGTGTGTTAATGGGTCAGTAGCTGCAAGAATAATATCCTCTTCATTCTCTTTAACCCACCTGACTCGCTCATCAAAGGTAACCTTGTCGTTACCGTAGGTGTTAGCCCCTTGTACACACAGCCAATCTGATGCCTCTTGAGTCTCTATTGCCTTACCCTCACCGAATAACAACAGTGCCTTAGAATAATCAGGCCCCTGAGGATTAACAAAACTACTAACCGCATATTTTCTAAAGCGGAAATCATTCTGATAAACGTAATAGAGGGGTAGATTAAGGTAATCTCTACAGGTACCGATGGTTCGTATCAAGGCCAATCGCTTAGAGTCTAATTGTGCATTCTTGGTATGTGCATTAGCTGCTCTCCTTTTCCATTTGACAAGAGTATCTAATTGCTCAGGGGTCATGTCCTTTTTATCTAAAGACTTGGGCAAAGGGCATATAGGAATAGGAACTGACTCCCTAGGTGGTACTCCTGCCCATCCTCCTCCATTCTCCCATATCTGTTCTAAGACAGAGAACACTCCCTTATTAATTAACCACTGAGTATTCTGTAGGGCATTAAGGGCCTTATATTCTAAGGGCATGGGTTGATTGGCTAACTCTTCCAAGACATATCTATTCTTGGTCTTAACCATAAGCAGAGGTTTGATGTGCTTACTCCAATAACCCCCATCGTAGGGGTTAGTCCATTCTCTAGGTGGGATAACACAAGGGCCGTAGTTAGGCATTAAGAACTGTGTCCTTTGGTTTACCTTAGCTATCCAATCAAGAGTTATGTCTGTAGGCTCTAGTATTAGCTTAGTCCTCTTACCTCCTAATCTAATGGTTGCTTTTTTAACTAGACCTGTATGCTGTATCATTAAGTCGATCAGCTTGACCCCCATGTGAAGTTTCTCTGTTTTACTCCACGGTTCGTAGGTTATGAGAGCATTCTTATTCATAGAGTGAATAAGGTTGTATCTCATATAATGTCTGTTACTGGTTCTCTTACTTACTGCACCTTTAACACTCTCGAATAGCCTAGGTTCTGCTGTCCTAAACAGGGTGAACTTAAACTCATCCTCTAGTCTCCCTGCTATAGACATTGCAGTAGCTGTGATGCCATTAGCTGAGTTGAGATGGTCTATGGTTACCTTAAGACAAAGGTAAGCAGCTACATCAGGCTTAACCAATGATAATAACTTAGCATTAGTATGTCTGTTTCCTCTGCCTGCCTTGCCTTCGTATGCCTCTATTAGGTAAGCCTTTAGGGCATCCTCTAGGGCAGTAACAGTACCCTTTAGTACACTTATTCCTGCTACTGTAGTAGAAGGTAGTGCCGCTAGGTTATTCTTATTGAACCTAGACATCCCTACAGTAAGCATCCTCTCTTCTAACTTTAACTGGAGGTCATATAGGTGACCCTCTGGAACTTTACTGTCCATTAATTAAATCTCCTTCTGAGGCCCATTCATAGGCACATATCTTAACGATCTGTGGGTACTTGGCTATGTAAAAGCCTGTTTGTGATGAGAGAGCCTTATAATTCACGAGGCCCTTGTGTGGGTGTGATACTTCCTTCCAAGATTTCTTTAGTAAGGTACAGAGTAAATCGAACTCTGGGTCTGTTAGGGGGCTACCGTCCTTAAGGTAGTATAAGTAGCTACTCATTAAATAGTAGCTGAGTAATCCATTAGGTGTCAGGTCATCTATTACCACTAATTATCCTCCTTGTCCTTGATTTGAGTGTACATTATACACTAATGCATGTCTTAAGTCAAATAAGAGGCCCACTTAAGGGCCCCTATGTAACCTATAATTCTGTTAGTTCCTCAATATTAAAACCCTCGGCAATCCAATGGCCTAGGGTGTCTATAGCACCTAGAGGCTCATACATATATAAGTCATTAAAGTTCATCGCTTCTCCTTATTTAACATGTTAAACAGGAGTGTAGGGAGGAAGGCGAGGGATTTTAAGTCCCTTGCGTCTACCAATTTCGCCACCGAGGCTTAGGTGGGACTTGCTACACTCGTAATACATTATACTTTAATCTCTTTTACTCCACAAGTACCCCACTTTATGCACTAGGATAATCAAGGGGATTAAAGTTCCCTAGGGTATTTATTGCAGACTTGAAGTTCTTAGGGGCCAACTTAGCATACCGTAAAGTTGTCTCTATTCTCTTGTGGCCCATCAACTCCATTACAACCGAAACATCGTTACCTTTTTGAATCAGATGACTCGCAAAGGTATGACGTAAAGTATGCCAGACCACATCATGTAGCCCTAGTCTCTCCCTTAAGGCTCCCCACTCTTTTATATAAGACTCACTTATGGTTCCTCGCCTGAGTAAAACCTCTAGGGCCATGGGTGCCAATGGTATTGTCCTAGAGGTGTTGTTCTTGGATACAGGAATATACAGAACACCATTCTCTACATGATTAGGCCTTATATTAAGCATCTCAGAGGCTCTCACACCTGTAAGAAGGGCCACTGTGATTGCGTCCCTTAGCAGGCCCTTGCTCTCCCTTATTATCAGCTTACACTCGTCCTCTGTGAGGTACCTTGTCCTCTTGTTGTTGACAGTAAGTGTCTGAATAAAAGGGTACTTGGTCAATTTACCATTCTGATCGGCAAACCTTAAGACTTTCCTAAGACTCTGGATAGAATGATTGATGGTACTAGGCTGCAACCCTTGCTCCCTTAGTGATACCACAAACTCTGTTATCTGCTCAGAGGTAATGTGGTTTATAAGGGTGTCAGGCCCAAAGAAACCCTCAACCTTATTCTGGTGCCTAATCTGCCATTGAGGGTAGTCTGTGTCTCTCCAGTATATGGCCCACACCTTGTTATAGGTATCCCTTAGTGACCACATCCCCTCTCCTGCTCTTGCCTTACCAAAGGAGGGTAATACTTCCCCCTTTTGATGAGCTACCCTTAACCTAGCCTCAGCCTCCATGGCCTCTAACTTGGTAGGAAACTGTTTCCTGAATCGCTGCCCTGAGAGTACAACAGACATTTGGTATCCGTTACCCCTTTCCCTGATACTCATGACGGAAAGATACTCTCAAGGAACAACCTGCCCTTGAGGGTCATGCTTAATCTCTTCCGTGAGCGGTTAACAGGGCACTCCAATGCCTGTATAAAATCAGGGCCTTTGACCTTAGCCCTAGTTAGGTGGCTCCATGCCATAACATTACGAGATGCACTAGCCTGAGTCAGACCAAGTTGCTCAGACAAATCCTTGATGCTATACCCATCAGGGTGTTCCTCATGTAGTGCTACATTTAACACGGTAAGGATTGTCTGTGCCTGCATCTCAGGGTCTACAGCCCTGAATTGTTGGATCAGTTTAATAAATTGTTGTATATCGTGTTTGTTCATAATAGTGGTTCCGAAAGACTATTAGGGCCGAATACTAATTATTATCTCCCAATAGTAAAGCCCTATAAAATAACTACCCTCATC